ATTCCACCTGTTGCGGGTTGGCTAAATACTGTTCTTCTGTTCCTGTGTACTCCCAATCTCGTGTCAATAGATACGGGAATGCCTTTCCCAAGTCTGGTACAAGAGTAAGATAATCTAAGTCTTTACCTCGTCCCATAACGGTAGCACTACCAAACCGAACAGTATGAAGGAAGATAGATTCAGGAAAGAACATATCGCCTTCTTCTTCATAAGAATAAGTGCGCTTGTCATTGTTAAAGCTTTCTGCGAGGATGTCCCCGAGTGTTTTTCTGGTCATGCTTATTACTCCGAATAATCGATGCAAGCTTCAAGAGCCTCATCTAAACTGTTGTGAACTTCTGTTGCCATAGCGGTCATAAAAGGGTTAATACGGTCATGCTTATTCTTAAACATGATGATTGTCTTGTTCTTCATGTGGCTAAACATGACTTCACAAGCTGTACCTTGGCCCTTAGCATTTGGATGATTGCGCATATCAACCAACAAGATCTCACACCGTGCGATATCCCGTAGGTCTTGTTTAAAGATACGCTTTGCAATATTGCTTTCTAGACCCTTATCGTCTAGTAGTTGTTCATGAAAAGAGATACGGCGAGCAGGGTCTAAGAAATCAATACCATGATCTGATAGGACTGTTCCTGCATAAGTTCTCCACCGCTTCATTTCTTCACCTGAGAAGCCAGCCATAGGGCCAGCTAGGTATACGCCTTTAAGTAATTTCATTCGTCTTCCTCCGATACGTTGTTGAACTTAATCCAGACATTACCATCTCCAAAGTCTTCTATGACTTCCCAGTCAGAGTTGCCATTGTCATGGAGGGTGTCTAGCCAGTTAAAGAAATCTTCACGGTTCATACTTCTTCTCCAATATTGTTGACGAATTTGATTATTATGAGCAGTTTATACACTTACTCAGGTGTTGTTTTTAAAAGTCTAGATCGTCCTCTGCCATATCTTCAGCATCAATCTGTTGATTGTCTGCCACTTTAACGACCTTCATATCAGTCATTTCAAAGTCGTCTTCACGAGGTTTTGGCTCATACTCTTTATAAGTTGTTACTTGAACAGCCATTAGCATTGTGGCAATACCTTCACGCCCACCAATATTATAGTCATACTGATAAACACGAACATTACCTACGGAGCCATTACCTAGCTTGTCAGGATCAATAGTAGACAAATCACCGCCTACAAGAGACACTGGGTTTTGTTCTTCTCCATTGCGCTTTTTAGAGCGCTTTTTAAGGGTAGCTTTATAAAAGATACCTGCATCATCTTCATCTGGCTTAACATTAATGCTAAGATCTTTCCATTCCTTTGCTTGAGCTTTGCTACGGGTACGGATCTGTACTTCCCATGTTGGGTTTTCTTTATCGAAACGATCGTTTGGTTTCTTAGGGTTAAGTTTAGCAAAGTACAGTTCAACATTCTTCAAAATAGCCATTATATATTTCCTCTTGGGGTTGTATTAGTCATTATAGGGAACATTATTGTTCTTTAACGTCAGGTATTGTTTAATCTAAGATTTCAGCAACATACCAGTCAGTTGGGTTATTATCAAGGTAAAGTTCGGCAAAAAATTGACGATCTTCTTCGTCAGGGTTTACAAGAACCTCTATATACTCTCCTGCATCATCAACAGAAGTTACAAAGGCAATATCCTGATTGCCATCAAAGTTAATTTTGATACGCTTATGCAAAAGCGAAATCGGACTTGAGAACGTCTGCGACATCGAGTGTTCCTTTCATTGGAGATAAATCCGTAGAGTCTAATTGTTCTAAGATATCTTCTAAAGGCTCTGCCTTATAGAGATCTACGAACTTTTGTCTAACATGTAAAAACATATTATTCATATTACCCGCATGACACCCAAAAGAATCATGCACAACAGTAGTTGTATATTCAGCGTCATGAATACACATAGTTAAGTGGACAGCATCGAGGCTATGCACAATATTAGGTGCTGCACCTGTCTTCTGTTTACTTTCATTTACAGTTGTTTCTTCCCATACCTGTAGTTGAACTTTAAGTATTTCATCACCATACTTTAATTCGGTACGCTTAGTGGTAGGCTTTCTGTAGGCCTGACACACAGGGAAGTTAGTAATTGGCGAGATCCAGCTTAAGTAAACCTTCTTCTCGTTTGCCCTTTCAGCAAGAGTTTGGAAGAGTCTTAACATACGTGCTGGCCCTTTAAGCTCATCATAACAGGTTTGATATACCAGAGAGCCAAGGAGTGCGCCCCAGAGATGCTCTTTGTCTCTTAGATAGGGCGAGATATCCCTAGTGTCTTCTATCACCTGTTGACCCATACCGTAGGCTGTACCACCATAGCCAAGAGTCATAACATTACGCTTAACTGTCTTTCTCTGGATCTTCTTATCTTGAATATTAGTCCAGTAAACAGGAAAGAGCTTTTCTCTTAAGTCACGGTTTTGATTGCGCCAAGTTTGAGCTGCCTGAAAAGCCAAAGCTTTCCTTTCAGACTTATCGGGTGCTTCTTGATAATCTCTTTGCAGCTTAGTGGCTGTTTGGAAAATATCATTGAACTTGTTAATAGTAGCCGCATCGAGCTTTTGCTTTCTCTTTTCTAAGTTCTCCCAAGTTTTATTTGCAATAAACATATAGACATCGCCGGGAAGCTCCTGTGGAACTAAGTTGACTAGTGGTGCTACTTCATTATCTTGGGACATAGCTACTAGGTGTTGTACGCCGTTGTTAGAGCCATCAATGTAAACAGGTAAACAGGAGGGGAAGCTTTCTTCCGAATTTCCTTCTCGTGTCCAGTCAGCTAACATTTTAATTTCATAACAGGCGGCTAAGAAGCTAAAGGGTTTATCTGCTTTCATCCAATCGCAAGTTCCAAAAGGATTTTCTGCTTGATTGATAATCCAAAGCCAGTTATCTTCAACCCAACTCGCTCTGTCATCAAGAGTTACTTTATCATTACCCCAAACGTTAGCAGTGTGAACACATAACCAATACAGGCCGTTTTCACCTAACGTTACAGGTTCGTGTAATAACAGTATACCTTTAGCGTTGTCGCTAGACTGCTCGTGTAAGAAGGCTGTGTTAGGGTAAATACGACCACGGAAGTCGAGGTTATACAAGTGATAGAACGGTTGCCCTACGTGCTTCTCTGCGAGCCTCTGTATAGCCTCTGCTTCGATAATTAAGGAAGCCCGTTTAATTGGATCAATCTCCTTAGTAAACTTAAAAGGATTTTCCTCACGATGCATACACTCTTTGTAAACTTCAAATACTTTTGGGTTAATTTCCCATGCTGTATTGTTTAACTTGTTTAGCGTGTCTACAATATAGCTCATGTCGTTTTGTTCGAAGTATTTCAGTGCGTCTTCATAGCCCTTCTTAATAACACTAATTCCTGTTGTTGAGTGATACGCAGAACCATCCCACGGTGTTGCAGGGGTGTTAACAGGAAACATATCACACTTTTCTGTATCTACCAAGTCCATAAGCTCTTTAATAGCGCTCCAGTCTTTAGCATAAATAAAGTATGATCTGTGTTTATCTTTTTTACCATTACGGTAAGTGTGTTTCTTTCGATACCCAAGTATTCCTAACTCAATATAGCTGATCATTACAAACCAACCACCTTGAATATCTAAAACACTATTTTGTTTTTGTCTTAATTTTTGTCTTAATCTCCTTCCGATACTACTTGCTACTTCTACTAAGGTTGATTTTCTTTCTAAACCCTTTAGTATATGGGCATAAGAAAATTCTATTATTTCTTTTGCTTGCATCTCTCCTAAAAAGCTAGCCGATTGCCTGTTATCTAGCATAGATTGTCTATATTCTAAATCTGTGGTTAGCCTGTCTAGAACTGTTTCATTCATTCACTATTCCTTCTGTAGACATTGTACAATAGTACTCTACTTTTTTGGATATAATAGCTATTGGTCTTTATCTTGGTCCTTGTTGTAAGCTTTAATAAGTACATATAACAAGAACACACCAATAACTTCTACCAATACGTTTCCTTACTACGATTTGAAAAAAAAAAGTTTGAGAAAACCCCCCACCCCCCGAAGGGGATGAGGGATATATTTTAATTGCTACGATTAAAGTAGGCTGAACTCCAGCCATAGGCTTTAAGCCAATCATAAATTGAATCAACACATATACCCAAAGATCTAGCAGCTTTTGGTACACTTGTGCGGATTGACAACTCCATTGCTTGATACCTGTCTTCGTGGGTATACTTGCTTTGAAGAATTGGCATTACAGACTCACCATAACGGTGACGAGCTTGAGGTGCATTTGCAAGAGCATTGTGAGCTCTACGAACAGTGTTAACACTGGCACCTGTTTTTCCTGCTACAACTTTATGTGCAGCATTCAAGCTAATTATTTGGCTTTGAACCAACTTTTCAACTTCGTTTGCTAAAAGCTGACGAAATGCGTTTCCGTAGCCGATTG